GAAATTAGTAAGCAAACGCTGATTGCCAAATGTGTAGAGCTCCAAATTCCCAGACCTTTGGAAGGTTACTGGCGCGCAGTTGAGAAAGGTATTGCTCCGCCCATTCCCTCTTTGCCTCCTTACAAGAGTCAGGACATTATCCATTCGCACAATCCAGCAGATGTACCTCTAGGCAAAGACGTAGGCAGCGAGCAGCCACAACCCTCAAGTTCAAAGTCCGTACCGAAGGGCAGACCAAATTCGCCCTCTCGCTCCGCAGCAGGGGCACAAATTTTTTATGTCACTAAAGAGATATTGCTCAAATCTCCAATCACTCAATTAGGTTATTACAAGCCTTTAAAACGCAAGCTTCTCGATGTGAATGTATCTGACACGGGAATGAGTGATGCTGAAGCATTTCTGTTGAAGCTCTTTGCTGCAGTTGAGAAAATTGGTCTCCGTATCAGGCTGGCGGAGATGAGTGAAAGCCTGAGAAGAAGGGATATCGTTGTTAGTGAGGATGGCAGCAGGGAGTTCCTTTATCCATCACTCTGGAAGCCGTCCAACGAGAGCGTCATCTGCATAGATGGATTGAATGTGGGTTTCTCGCTGGTGGAGATGACGGAAGATGTGCCTACTAAAGAGGTGAAGGGCCGGTATGTGCGCGATGAAAAGATGATCGACTGGTCCCGAGGTATAAACTCGGCTCACCTAGGTTACTACAGCCGGCGACACATACCCTGTGGGCGATTTCGTTTTCAGCTTTACTCCCCCTATGAACCTGAGGGCTGGCATCAGGTTTTCACACAAACCAAAAGCTGTGGCCTGATAAGTCAGATACATCAAATGATTAAAGCGGTTCACTCAGCCGTGCCCATCATGAAGAAGGAAATCCAGGCGCAGAAAGAGCGCGCAGAGGCACAGCGAAAGCGTATTGAGTTGCAGATTATAGAGTATGAAAAACGCGAAGTTATCCGGCGGAAAGAAGAGGCTTATAAGAACAGCGTCAGTGAACTGCAGGGCATCATGTCTAAGTGGGCTGAGGATATGCGGGTCGAGAAATTCTTCATTGATGCGGAGAGGGATATTCAGAACGGTGACCCCGCTTTACAGGAGAAGCTGATAGAACGGCTCAATGTTGCGCGGGAGTTTATGAGGGGTGAGACAGCACTGCAGCGCCTGCTGGAATGGCGAACTCCGGATGAACGGTTGAAAAAAGAATGAACGGTAGGGGCAGGGAATGCTGCTTCTTAGTTAGGCAGCACTCCCTGGGCAAAGGGAGATTAAGTGTAAGTCGTAAATTTTTCCTAAATGGAATCCATGAGCACCTTTTTATACTGTCTTCGTCTGACACATCAGGGGCGATAGCCCGGTTTCAATACGCGTATTTGGGGAAGTGCTAAAGTCTCTCCTCCACGGAAATTGAGACACGGAGAATTTATCTTCGAAGGTTGTTTATAAAAAAGACAATGTGAATTTAACCAAACAGTAGTGCAACTATGACCACTCCCAACGACATTCCCAATACAGCGACCGGTACCAGCATAGTTCCTGTTACCATCGCGGTTGCCGTCTTTACTTTTGAGATCTCTCTACGTTCCAGAGCAGTCATATCTTTGAAATCTATAAACTGTGAGGTATTCGTGATTATGCCGTGTGGAGTAGTGCGTTGAACAATTCTTATATTCTGACGGCCGTCTTTAAGTTTATACTGGATCACATCACCTTCATAAAGAGGAGGGTCAGTTCTAAAATAAGTATAGTGGTCGTTTAACTGTTGTTGACGAAGTTGTACGGGGTTATAGGCGGTACACCCCGTTAAAGTGAAAGACAAAAGAATGAATGTCACTTGTATCCGCTTTGAAGGTTTCATTCCGACTCCATGGTTGATCGTTAATAATACTCAGGAGGCGGGAAATCCGTGGAAGAGGATTTTATTCCTGAGTAAATATCTGTCTGGGTTCGTCTTTAGATACATATTATAAAAAGGGTGGTTCAATGTCATTTATAGTAGTGTTTAAACGATGGCTGATAAAATACCTTTCTTAATCCTTTTTAATTTATGCCGGAAATGGTTGGCATTTAACATTCGTTCGTGTAAGTAATTCGCTGAGGTAATACATGTGTCATTTATGTGGGCGACAAGAATTTTTATGATTGTCACCCACATTTTAATTATGAAGATGGCTGAATTCATCATTTCAGCTTAACGTTTAGCACACCAATTCACGATAGTTATTCAACCAAAAGCTGATATTCAGAAACAGAAATAATTAGTGAGGGGGTTGTTGAAATTAGTGTTATGCATAAAAGTCTCGTGATTCACTGCAGTATTCAATGTACTGTTCAATGTCATTTCTTTGATATCCAAGGAAGCTGCCAACCCGCCGTATATGAATCTCATCATAGATATTATCGGTTCTGACGATTTCTTTTCGTAGCTCATTAGCGCTGAACTCGTGTCCGGGAGTGTAATAAATTCTTCCGTTTCCGTTATTAAAATCTATGTATTTCATTTCAATTCTTAGTGGATTTGTCAGGAACTCAATGGGCAATGAGTATTCGAACATGGCAACATGCTTAAATCCTTTATTCATTAATACATACTCTATGCCATCATGAGGTTTTAAACCTGATGGAATAAAGTATTCAGTACATTTTAGAGAGCTCTTCATACTTTCATGAAGCTCTGCGGAAAATTTTCTTTGTGGGGGCGCAATGGCCCCCATAAAGTTGGCGTAGTGGAAGTCCAGATCAGAAAAAAGGTTGCCGATTTTTCTGGCTTTATCCTCAGCACCGAGTCTGAAGTAAATCATCCCCAACCCTGAAGCAAACTGAATTGACCCCAGCTTGACTTTGTGGGGGTTTCTGATGAATACAAGTGGGATATAGTCGGTAAAGACGGCACAATCATTTTTCTTTTTTGCAATGTTTAAATACTTAATCTCGTTGATCGTGGGAAACTCGGGATTTTTATATGCCTTCTTTGTCATAACATTTACTCCTAATGAAAGTGAAAAACCTATTGAGCAACAACGTCCTTTAATGCTCATTAAAATAGTTCAAAAAAATATAATTAATCGTGATGTTAATGATAATGCCGCTAAACATGATCACGTTAGTTATGTTCGGATAGAGCTGACACAGCTTGGAGGCGACATCAAAGACCGTATAAAATGTTGCTCCAAAGACCCAGCCCCTGATGCCCATTTTAAACATGTTAATTTGCCTCCAGTAGCCCTCCTGCACATCTAAAAAGTCTCCCTCACAAACATGCTATGAGGGAGGACACAGGGTAGGCGAGATATAAGGCTTTGCCTCTCAGTTCTGGGCATTTAGCCAGTCATTGCCATTTGGCATCAAAATAATATGGGGCTTTTTGTAAAGGCGTGTAAGCATTTTGTCAATTTGTATTAGATAAGTGTATAGAAACACCCAATTGGAATGACGTTTGATTAACAGTTAAAAAGGTAAATCTGAAAGTTTAAATTTGAGATTAAATTTTTTTTCTATTCTGACCTGTTGATTAATTTTTAAAATACTGAGAAATTTCCACAAAAAGTGAAGTCGGGAATATTGTGTCTATTGCAGAAACGATAAGGGCTTTGAAAACAGCGTAGAGGAGAGTCAGGTAACATTTTTAAGGAATGTGGAATGCTGGATAAACACAACATGTTGATTGAGGGGTTATACGTCCTCCCAGGAAATGAAACTGAGGCATAGCGATGAGAAATATTCAGGATTTACTTGAACGATGGGGTGCCTGGTCAGCAAATAATCCAGAGACGCTCACATGGTATCCTGTGGCTGCCGGCTTCAAAGGCCTCTTCCCTAAAAAAGTGACTTCCCGTCCCCAGTGCTGCGATGAAGACGCGCTGATTGTCAGTCGATGCATCGCAAAATTGCTGGTCAGGAACAAAGACCTTCACGACCTGCTGATTGACTATTATATTTTGGGTCATACCTTTATGAGTTTGGCACGAAAGCATCATTGCTCTGATGGCCATATAGGCAAGATGTTACAAAAGGCAGAAGGGATGGTTGAAGGGATGCTTGTGATGCTGAACATATCGCTGGAAATGGACCGGAACGTTCTATACACACCGCGTCCATCTCAGGGTGAAACGACTTTACGTACGTGAAAGTCGGCGTATTCTGTCAATAATGCGCATTCTGAGGCAACACGGGGCGCGATTGTCTGACTAATTTTTCTTATCATGCACTGTCCAGCAACTGCTGATATTCCTCTCAAGACAAAATTCGGAGATCAACTTACCAAACGCGCGATAAGTTTTATCCAGGTTTTTTTCACTGACATGGCTACTGCTTCCATTATTTCTCCAGTGACTAAAAAACACCTTGTCTCCGTCATCGACTATTTCTACATTCTGGATTGTTGGTACAGAAGGCTCTCGAGTGTGTTCGATGGAAGACGGTATATGCTGGGCGAAATGTCCCAGAAATTTAGACGGACGGAAGGGATTCGCGGGATCGTAAGTCAGGCCTAATGCTTTACAGAGATCCGAATAAGCAGATTCGGGTTTTATGACCGGGGCCACGTCATATCCCTGACGGACATCGAGGATGAAACTACATTTGTGTCCTATTGCACCGAAAAGCAGTTTATAGGGCGTGCGGTCAGTAAAAAACAAGACATCGAACACGACGTTATTATGACGATATTGAAATTGTGTTCGTGTCACGTTATTTGCGCGCATGCTCGCATGAAGAGAACGAAGACCCTCTAGCTGCATATTCCACCACCCTGTGTTTAATAAGCGAATCTCCACGCTAACAAATGGTGCAAAGCGCATCCAGTCTGAACACGCTTTTCTAGGCATTTATTTCATCTGCCACACTGATTCGACAGGAAGCTGTCTCGAAAAGGGGAGGACTGTTTCGGCTCGCCGAGCACGATGGCGTCATCCTGTTATTTCAATGAACGTTCACTTTGCTTAATGCCTTACAGGGTTATCCCCTGTGTTAGGGCCAGACGAATGGGCAATAAAATGCAAAATACACCTAATAACTGGTCCGGACTGTATGAGCTGATGCAAAGCTGGTGGCGGGGTGAAACGCCTATGGGGGCCATTTTGCTGGCGATGGTCATGGCTGTATTGCGTATCGCCTATACGGGCGGAGGCTGGAGAAGGATGATCCTTGAAGGTTTACTGTGCGGTGCCCTGACGCTAACGGTCGCATCCGGATTGGCATATCTGGAGTGGCCACGTACCGCTACCATCGCTCTTGGAGGATCTGTTGGCTTTATTGGCGTGGATTCTCTTCGTGCCTTTGTCCTGCGTTTTATCGGCAATCGCATTGGGGTGAAACATGACAACGAGTGATGCAAGAGGCATTCGCAATAATAATCCCGGCAACATACGATGGCGTGATAACTGGTTGGGGCTTATTCCTGAGCAACAGCGAACAGATACAGCTTTCTGCCAGTTCGTCAGCCCTGAATACGGAATACGAGCCATGATGATAATCCTGAATCACTATCTGATTCAGCATGGACTCAATACGATCGCGGGCATCATTCACCGCTGGGCACCACCAGAAGAAAATGACACTCAGGCCTATATTAATAGCGTGGTCACAGTGACCGGCATTTCTGCACACAAACAAATTAACGTAACGGACAGCATGACAATGTTGAAACTTGTGCAGGCCATTATCGTTCACGAAAACGGATATCAGCCATACGACGCTTCAGTGCTTGAAAGGGCAGAGAAACTGGCACATGAATAATCTGCGATATCTTTTCTTCAGGTTCATTTTCTTGCCGATGTGCTTATCTGGCCTACCAGCGAGTGCGGCACTATGACGTAGATAGTCTCAGTCATAGCTATATATAACGAAGCCCCGGGGTGCTGGTCACACCCCGGGGCTTCTGCTTTCCAGCGTTACACCACTAACGAGGAACATAGGTGAACTATAAACGAATTATGTTGAGGTTAACTATGAATAATGGTCTCGAACTGGAAACCCCGATTACACCGGAAATTCGGGCTACTGCATGGGCAATACGTGTCATTGCATTGACGCTACTTTTATATGGCATTGCTCGGGTTATAGTTGTCATTAAATGGTGGTGAGATGCGCAGCTACATGTTTAGCGTGCTGGTTATTGTCATTCTCATACTCAGCTGGGCTACCTACCATTTCCATAGTGAAATGCTACAGGCTCAAAAGGCAGAGCATGACGCCCGAAAAGATCAGCTGAAATCTCAGTCCGTCCTCAAAAACACGCTGGCAGTAATCACGCTGTTTCAGGATATAGCCCAGATCACGCATGAAAACAGGCGAAGTAATGTTGCCGAAAGCGAGAAGCGCATCAGCCGTATCAGGAAAGAGATGCATAAAGACGCATGTGCTCACCATCCTGTGCCTGCCGGTATTGCTGACCAGCTGCGCGCGCACAGAGAGAGAATTCAAGCCCTCTCCCGTGGTACCAATACCATCAGAATTGCTGGTGGACTGTGAAGTCCCTGATATCCCTGAGCACATGACTTACGGTGACAGCCTGGAGTTGAATGAAAAGCTTCTCACTGTCATTGAGAACTGCAACCTCGACAAAAAAGTCATTCGAAAAATTGAAGAAAGCCGGGCCTCGCAATAGCGGGGCTTTATTTCGCCATCGATAAATCCATGCGCCTCGTACGCGCAGCTATTAACCCAGAGCCTACAGAAAAGTGAGCCTGAGAGATCCCGTATAGGTGCGGACCTCTCTGGGGCGGTTTCTCTGTGCGACAGGCTTACTTTTCTGTAGGTATCCGAAATGAATGAACTGACATTTAACAATCACAGTGTCGTGCCATTTGATAACGGTGACGGGAAAATCTGGTTCACAGCTGATCACCTCGCTGAATTGCTGGGATACAACGATGCCAAACAGGTAAACAAAATCTATCAGCGTCATGAAGACGAGTTTTCAGACAGCATGACAATGCGGACCAAAGTGACGAAGAATGGAATAAACAATAGCTTACGTGAAATTTCGGTAAGGCTGTTTTCTCCACGTGGTGCTCATCTGATTGGCATGGTGTCACGTACCAAAGTCGCTAAGGAATTGCGTATCTGGCTGCTGAACCTGGCAGAAAAAGAGTCCGGTATTGAGTTAGGGCAACTCCCTGTTAACGAACTTGCCAGCCTCACGGGGCAGAAACTTCACGATGCGATTGCAGTGTTTGACCAGAAATCATTCACCTTACGGGGGCAGCGCGGTAGTGGACTCATGGCGCAGCGTAAGCGCGATATCAAACGAGTGAAAGAAGCGATGCGTCTGGCACTTAGTCTTACACAGATGGTCATTCCGGATCTGGGCGAGTTTTCTCTGGAGGAGACAATATGAATCTGACGCCCACACAGTTTCTGGAGAAACACATCATCTCAGAACTCACCCGTCAGGGCTTCGCCATTGAGGTCGCGAATATCGGTGCGCGTGAGGCGCTGAAGTTTTACCGTCGCACAGGCTCTGTTTGTGGAAAGAATAAGGTATTCGACGAATGTCTGAGCGTAGCGAAGACCTGGGCGGTTAAAAGCCAGACCAGCAAAAAAAAGATCGCCCCGGCACGCTCAGAACCTGCGGGTCCTCCCAGCGGTGTGCCCTGTCCACGAGGCGGCGGCCCCGCAGAAAACGGCTAGTTTTGCGATTTTCATAGGGACACCACCACGTGTCGTAACTAATTGAATATAAGAGTTAAATCGGATTATGAGCTGTCCATTTCGCCAAAGGCAGGGACAGGTGGGTAGCGACTAATTACATGATACTTAAAGGGAAATCCGTGAATGAGCTGGTGTGTTGAGGTGAGGAATGTCAGACATCAGCAGAATTGGGGATGCCTATCACTGGAGTATTGCGAAAATTGCTGAAGCTTTCGGCATAGATCGTAAGACGGTCAGAAAGAAAATCATGATCGCTCAGGTTGCATCCGCCGGGAACATTCGTGGAAATTCGGTCTATGCCCTTAAGGACATCGGTCCTGTTCTCTTTACCCCTGAGGAAGCAGCCACACCTGAAACACTTCATGATCCCTCCCGCATGGATCCTAAATCCCGTAAGGACTGGTTCCAGTCTGAGAATGAGCGCGTAAAGCTTGAGGCGGCGCTCAGCCAGCTCGTCCCTGCTAATGAAGTACATCGCGAAATGGCCATGATGGCGAAGTCTGTTTTACAGGTACTGGATACATGGCCTGACAGGCTGGAGCGCGATCGGGGGTGGTCTCCCCATCAGATTTCGGAAGTACAAAGCATTGTTGATGAAATACGAGAATCGCTGGCTACAAAGATCCGCAGTGCAGATATCGTCGAAGAGAGTGATTTATGACATACGCCTCAGCAGCTGACATAAGTAAGGAAGTATCCGAACTATTTAAAGCTCCGCATCGAATGCCAGTAGCTGATGCGGTTAAACGCTACATGCGCGTGCCTATGGGCGGCGGCAGTTCACTACCCTGGGATGCGACTCTGACGCCCTATATTGTCGAACCCATGAACTGCCTGACGTCGCGCAATTTTGACGCGGTGGTTTTTGTTGGTCCTGCGCGGACGGGGAAAACGCTGGGTCTGATTGATGGCTGGATAACGTATTCTGTGGTCTGTGATCCAGCAGATTTTCTCCTGATACAGATGACAGAAGAGAAGGCGCGCGAACATTCTAAGAAACGCCTTGAACGGACTTTTCGCTGCAGCCCAGAGCTTCATAGCCGTCTCAGCCCACGCGCCAGCGATAATAATGTGCATGACCGGACTTTTCGCGCTGGCAACTACCTAAAAATTGGCTGGCCATCCGTCAGCATAATGTCCTCATCAGATTATCGATATGTTGCACTTACTGACTACGATCGCTGGCCCGACGATATAGGCGGTGAGGGCGATGGTTTTTCCCTGGCGTCCAAACGCACCACCACCTTTATGTCAGGTGGTATGACGCTGGTGGAAAGTTCACCCGGCCGAGATATCTGCGATACAAAATGGAAGGCCTCAACGCCACATGAAGCACCGCCTTCAACCGGCATCCTTTCTTTATATAACCGTGGTGATCGCCGCCGCTGGTACTGGCCCTGTCCACATTGCAGTGAATATTTTCAGCCGGAAATGGCCAATATGACTAACTATCGCGATCATGATGATCCTGTACAGGCTAGTGAAGCGGTACGTCTACAGTGTCCGGCCTGTAAGGGGCTGATTCCCCCGGAGATGAAGCGAGAGCTGAACATCCGAGGGGTCTGGTTGAGGGACGGTGAAGCCATTGATCGGGATGGGAAACCATGCGGAGAAGGGCGTCATTCCCGTATTGCATCCTTCTGGATGGAAGGCCCTGCCGCGGCCTATCAGACATGGGCACAGCTGGTTTTTAAATACCTCTCTGCCGAACAGGAATATCAGGCCACGGGCAGCGAAGAAACGCTCAAAGCCGTCATCAATACGGATTTCGGACGACCTTATCTGCCTCGCACTGCAATTGATCAGCGCAAAGGTGAGCAGCTTGAGCTGCGCGCAGAAGAAATACCAATGCGTGCGGTGGCGGATGGCGTGAGATTTCTGGTCGCAACCGTGGACGTGCAGGGCGGCCGCAATCGTCGTTTCGTCGTGCAGGTTACGGGTTACGGCAGTATGGGAGAGCGATGGGTGGTGGATCGCTACAACATCCGTCATTCGTTACGCAGCGATGACCTTGGTGAAAGTCTTCCTCTCGATCCCGGCAGTTACCCTGAGGACTGGGATCTGCTTCTATCGGACGTGTTGTACAAAACCTGGGCGCTGGCCAGCGATCCGTCAAAGCAGATGACACTTATGGCGATGGCTGTGGATTCCGGCGGCGAGGATGGCGTGACTGACAACGCTTATCGTTTCTGGCGAAAATGCCGTCGGGAGGGGGAAGGAAAGCGTGTGTATCTTTTCAAAGGCGACAGCCATAAGCGTGAAAAGCTGATTACCCGGACATGGCCTGACAATACCGGACGCTCAGCGCGCCGGGCAAATGCCGCAGGGGATGTCCCACTTTATTTGCTCCAGACGGATGCTCTCAAGAACCGGGTAAACAACGCGCTGTGGCGTGAAGCCCCTGGCCCCAATTACATTCATTTTCCGGCCTGGATCGGGAGCTGGTTTTACGACGAGCTCACCTATGAAGAGCGCTCGTCAGAAGGCCGGTGGCGTAAACCAGGTCGCGGAGCCAATGAAGGATTTGACCTGCTAGTGTATGCCGAGGCGCTGGTGATGCTGCATGGCTACGAAAAAATCAAATGGCCTGATGCACCTTTATGGGCTCGCCGGGAAACCTGGATTGAAGAACGTTATACAGATAACACTCTGGCAAGTGCGTCTCCGCCACTCGAAGCCCGTACCCGCAAATCTTCACCAGTCACGACTCCCAACATGACCAACAATCCCTGGATTACAAATGGAGGCTGGATATGAACCAGAGCGAAATGGAAGCCATGATCCGCTATTACACCGAGGCAGAGATTGCCGTACTGAGTGGCAAAACCATCATGCTGAACGGGCAGTCTATGACAATGGAGAATCTGGCAGACATTCGGGAGGGGCGGCAGGAGTGGGAGCGCCGCCTGTCTGGATACCTTAGAAAACGCTTTGGTCAGATGGGTTATCGTGTAGCGAGGTTCTGATGTCATTCCTGGATAATGCAATCGGTGTTTTTTCGCCGTCGTGGAAGGCTGCCAGGCTCCGTGCCCGCATGCAGATCCGGGCCTACGAAGCCGCTATTCCCTCCCGCACACATAAAGCCAGACGCGAAACACGGTCAGCCAACCAGCTCAGTCAGGCTGGAGCGGTATCTCTTCGCCAGCAGGCCCGGGCGCTGGATGCGAACCATGATCTGGTGATTGGCATACTGGACAAGCTGGAAGAGCGCGTTATTGGCGCAAAAGGCATCATCGTTGACCCGCATCCGCTACTCAAAGACGGCCGTGTGGCCACGGATCTGGTGAAAACCATACGCAAAAAATGGGCTGAGTGGTCACTGCGGCCCGATGTCACCGGCGAGTTTTCCCGGCCAGTGCTGGAGCGTCTGATGCTGCGCACCTGGCTCAGAGACGGAGAAGTTTTTGCTCAGCTGGTAAGCGGCCATGGCGCCGGGCTGAGTGCTGATGGCGGCGTACCTTTCTGGCTTGAAGCGCTTGAGCCTGATTTCGTGACCATGAACTCCGATCCTGCCGCCGGACTTATTCAGGGGGTCTGGCTGAACGGGTGGGGCAAGCCGCTTAAATATCAGGTTTATAAAAATCTTCCTGTCAGCGGTTTGCTGTCGGATACCAAGGAGGTGGCCTCTGACGCCATGCTGCATCTTAAATTTGCGCGGCGTCTGCATCAGGTCAGAGGTAATTCCATTCTGTCGGGGGTGATGATCCGCCTGAGCGCATTGAAAGATTATGAAGAAAGCGAAATGGTCGCCGCGCGCATCGCCGCTGCCCTGGGGATGTACATCAAAAAAGGTGACGGACAGGACTATTCAGAAAGTCTGTGTGACAGCAGTGAGCGTGAACTGACTATTCAGCCGGGCATGCTGTATGACGATCTTCGGCAGGGTGAAGAGATTGGCATGATCAAGTCAGACCGGCCCAACACCAGCCTTGAATCATTTCGGAACGGGCAGCTGCGCGCCGTGGCTGCCGGCACACGTCTGAGTTTTTCGAGTACAGCCCGTAATTATAACGGCACGTACAGCGCGCAACGGCAGGAGCTGGTGGAATCTACTGATGGGTATCTCATTCTACAGGACTGTTTTATTGCTGCCGTCACCCGGCCGGTTTATCGCGCATGGCTGAAGCAGGCGCTTGCGGCGGGCGTGATTAAGCCACCTGCCGATATCGAACTTTCCACACTGTATGACGCTATTTACTCGGGATCTGGTATGCCCTGGATCGACCCTGTGAAAGAGGCGACAGCCTGGAAAATTCAGATACGTGGTGGGGCTGCGACCGAATCCGACTGGGCACGGGCGTGCGGGCGCAACCCTGATGAAGTTAAACGTCGTCGCAAAGCCGAAGTTGATGAAAACCGAAAAGAAGGGCTGGTGTTCGACACTGACCCCGCAAACGACAAAGGAGTCAGCAGTGACCGAGAAAACAAAGCAGATAAGCCAGCGTCAGGTGACACAGACGAAGAAGACTGAATCCTGGTTCTGGATGGCCGCACGGGACGAAGCTGAGGCAGAGATTTATATCTATGACGAAATCGGTTTTCAGGGGGTGCCAGCAAAACAGTTTATCAGCGACCTCCAGGCTCTTGGCGAGATCAAACACATCACCCTTCGTATCAACTCGCCGGGTGGCAGCATTTTTGAAGGGATCGCCATTTTCAACGCACTTAAATATCACCCTGCTGCCATTACGGTTCATGTCGACGGCGTAGCCGCGTCGATGGCCTCCGTCATCGCCATGGTCGGTAATCCGGTCATCATGCCTGCCAATAGCTTCATGATGATCCATAAGCCCTGGGCGGTCGCGGGCGGTGACGCCGATGACATGCGTGATTTCGCTGAGTTGCTGGATAAAACAGAGGCTGTGCTCATCCCGGCTTACGCCGCCAAAACAGGGCTGGCCCATGAGGTTATTGCCGACATGCTGAAAGAAGAAACCTGGATGGATGGGACCCAGTGTGTCTCGCTGGGATTCGCTGACCAGCTAACGTCCGCTGTTCAGGCAATGGCTCGCATTGATTCAAAACGTATCGAGGAGTACGAAAAAATGCCAGAAAACCTACGCAATATGCTGACGCAGCCGCAGAACAGCCTGACGCATAATCCTGCTCCACCTCAGGCAGACGTGAACGAAGCGGGTTTGCGTGAACAGTTCATCGAAGAGCAGCGTGTCCGCGCGCGGGCGCTCACTGACCTGTTTGGGATGTTCGGTGATAAATACAATCACCTGCAGGCAGCCTGCATTGCGGATCCGACGTGTACGCTTGAGCTGGCACGCGAGAAACTGCTGACGCAAATGGGTAAAGAGAGCACACCCTCTAACAAATCAGCCGCACCTCACATCTATGCCGGAAACGGTAATTTTACCGGTGACGGTATCCGGCAGGCCATCATGGCGCGGGCCGGTTATGAGGCATGCCAGCCGGATAATCCTTACAATGCCATGACGCTTCGTGAGCATGCGCGCCTGTCGCTTACCGAGCGTGGCTTCGGTGTGGCCAGTTATAATCCGGTACAAATGGTCGGCCTGGCCTTTACGCACAGCACCTCTGATTTCGGTAACATCATGCTGGATGTTTCCTACAAATCCATTCTTCAGGGCTGGGAAGAGTCGCCTGAGACGTTTGGAGAATGGACCAAAAAGGGGCAGCTATCCGATTTCAAAATTGCGCACCGTGTGGGGCTGGGTGGTTTTCCTTCCCTGCGTCAGGTTCGCGAGGGGGCGGAATACAAATACGTCACCACGTCTGATAAGCAGGCCACGATTGCACTGGCCACTTACGGTGAACTGTTCAGCATCACCCGACAGGCCATCATCAATGACGATTTGAGCATGCTGACTGATGTACCCATGAAACTCGGCCGGGCGGCAAAAGCTACCGTGGCGGATCTGGTTTACGCCATTCTGACCACCAACCCGAACCTTTCTACCGACCACGTGCCGCTGTTTGATAAGACGCATCATGCAAACGTGCTGGAAAAAGCCTTAATGGATGTTGCCTCACTGGATAAGGCTCGCCAGATGATGCGCCGTCAGAAAGAAGGTGAGCGCCATCTGAATATTCGTCCGGCCTTCGTTTTGGTGCCAACCGCAATGGAGTCCACGGCAAGTCAGGTGATTCGCTCGACGTCGGTGAAAGGTGCAGACATCAACGCGGGCATCATTAATCCGGTGCAGAACTTCGCGAAGGTAATAGCTGAGCCACGTCTGGATGATGCCAGCCAGAACACGTTCTATCTAGCTGCGGCTCAGGGGTCTGACACTATAGAAGTGGCCTATTTGAATGGCGTCGATACCCCCTTCATTGACCAGATTGAAGGTTTCACTGCGGATGGTGTCACCACGAAAGTGCGTATTGATGCCGGTGTTGCGCCGGTAGATCATCGCGGTCTGGTGCAGTGCCTGATTAAACCTGACTCAAACTAAACGCCCGAAAGGGCTTTTTTTATGCCAGATATTCGGTTGGTGCTGGCCGATGAGGAGAATGACCATGGCAAAAAATTATCTGCAGGATGGTAAAACTGTCACGTTTATTTCGGATGCGGATTACCGCAGCGGTGACATAGTGCGGCTGCATAAACTCGTCGTGATCGCTGTTACTGATATCAAGAATGGCGAGAAGGGAACCGGTTTTGCCGAAGGTGTTTTTATATTACCCAAGAAGCCTGATGTGAACATCGTACTGGGAGGTTATGTCTATCTGCATGAAAAGCTAATCGACAGCAGCAGCAGCAGCAGCAGCAGCAGCAGTGGAGATGGCGATGATTCAATTGGATTTGCATGGGAGAGTGCAGCCTCTGGCACATCATGCGTCGCAGTGAAGATTAATGGCTGACCTGTTTTCCCGCCTTGCATCACGAATGGATAACGTCACTGCCCAGCGATTTGGGCAGCCCGTGGTTATCAACAATCAGCACATGTACGCCACGGAACAGGCATTTTCGGCTGATTTAGGGCCACTATCGGGAGAAGGTCTTTACCTGATTGTTTTCGACAAGCGATATAAGCCGCGTCGAAATGACCGGGTAGAGTGGCAGGGGAAGGTCTGGCGCGTTGAGCGTTGGCATAGCTACAACAATAAGCCACAAATATGGCTTGAGGAGGCACTGGATGCAGGGCCTGAAACAGGCAATCAATAATATAAACAAACTGGGAGCAAGCCTGGTACCGAAAGCCACCGCTCAGGCGGTGAACCGGGTTGCACGGCGCGTCATCACGCGCAGCACACGTACAGTCGCCAAAGAGACTGGCGTATCCCAGAAGCTGATCAGACAACGCGTGCGAATACGGTTTGCAACCTCATCGCACAACTCACCAACAGCCCGGCTCATAATCAACCGTGGCAATCTTCCCGCTATCAACCTGGGGGCAGCACGACTCCAGCTTTCACGCCGTAACAATCTCACGAGCCGTCAGGGTAGCGTACTCAAAATTGGACGTTTCACGTTTCGTCATGCATTTATTCAGCAATTGGCCAATGGTCGCTGGCATGTGATGCAGCGAACGGGGCGTGGCCGTTACCCTCTTCAGGTGGTCAAAATTCCGTTATCGGCCCCCCTTACAAAAGCTTATCAGGAAGAGACTCATCATCTTGTTGAAGCCGATTTGCCGCGAGAGCTGGTGGCAGCACTCAGGCAACAGGTCAGGCTATATCTGCACAGGACGATACGATGAGAAAACATTCTCTTATCAGGCACACGCTTCGCGATGCGCTTCAGGCCCGGTTGAACGGGGCGGTTATCCATGATGGCCGCCCCGTTTTTATTGATGAAAAAGAACTGCCTGCAGTAGCGGTTTATCTGACTGACGCCCGTTACACCGGACATTATCTTGATGCCGAAACCTGGCAGGCCACACTGCATTTTGAAGTGTTTTTAAAAGCATGCCATCCGGATACCGCGCTGGATGACTGGATGGAAAACAACGTTCTTCCTGCGTTGGGACACGTTCCAGGCATTTCATCCGTTATTGAAACCATGACCCCACAGGGCTTTGAGTGGCAGCGTGGTAGTGAAATGGCGAGCTGGGGCTCTGCTGATCTGACTTACCTCATTACTTACCAGATGTAAGGAGCATATATGGCTACACCTGATCCACTTGTGCCAGTAAAAGGTGCGGGAACCATTTTATTAATTTATACCGGCAGCGGAAACGCTACAGATAAACCGCTTGAAGACACTGGCTGGATAAATCTGGCTAAAATCCGCGAGTTGCAACCGGGTGAAATCAGCGCCGACAGTTATGACGATACCTGGCTTGACGATCCTGATGCGGACTGGAAAGCCACTGCGCAAGGCGAAAAATCGGCGGGCGAAGCCAGTATTACCCTTGCGTGGAAACCGGGCGAAAAGGGCCAAAAAGATTTGCTGGCCTGGTTTCATAGCGGGGAGGTTCGCTATTACAAAATTCGCTATCCGAATGGCACGGTTGATCTTTTTAAGGGTTGGGTTAGCAGCCTGGGCAAAACCATTCCGGCTAAAGAAGTGATCACACGTACCATCAAAGTGACCAACAGCGGTCGTCCATTGCTGGCAGAGGAGATATCACATCCCACTCCCAAAACCGATTAGCTCCTGTAAAAAATTAATTTCCGAGGTAATACCCTATGTTCCTTGAAAAAACAGTTCTTCAGTTTGGTCATGAGCAGACAGAACTGTCTGAACTGACCGCATTGCAGCGCGCGGAATACTTTGAGCGTATTGCCCAACTTTTGGCGGATGGCAATGAAAATGTAACGGATGCAGGTAAAGGCGCTGCGCTGGTACGGCTCAACACGGAATTGAATGCCTGGCTTGTGTCCCGATCGCTCTGGAATTGCAATCGTGAGGCGGACTTAGGCGAATTTTATCAGCAGATTTTATCGGACTGGCCAGAAAAGGCGCTTACGCTTGCGGCGCAAACGGTGATAACACTCAGCGATCTCGGTGTAGATGATAAGGTCAACGGTCAGGAAGAAAATGTGTCAGGGGGCGAAACAGGCGTAAAGCCGGTGGAGGAGAACTGATTTTTATCATGCGACTCGCTCATGAATTTCGGCGACCAGACTGGCACCAAATGCTAAGTGAGATGACGTCTTCAGAGCTGGCGCAATGGAAACGTTATTTTGCGACAACTCCTTTCAGCCACCAACTTCTGGACGCAGAGTTTTCTGCACTCAATAGTACGATCGTCTCGCTTGTGGCCGGAGAGTGTGGGCTGAATGCTGAGGATTTCAGTCTACTGGATCGTACTTACAAAGGTAAAACAATGACTGATGACGTGATGATGTCTGTTGCTGAATCTATGGGAGGAGAGCGTT